AAAAGCAGTTGAGCCTGGCTCCAAAAATGAAAATAAAAAATGGAAAAATATTGTCTACTGGTTATTATTTTATTGGCTTTTAACAGGCAAGGACAGAAAAGGAAAGGAGTTTCAAGAATGAGTAAAAGGAGCAACATTCTGGATGGTCGCCAAAGTCATCTGAAATATGGATTAATCTATACAGAAGTACTAGGATGGATTGATTTAGGCCATGCACAGGGTACGGATATAAAGGCTCTGTTGAGAAAATTTGATGATGGAGAATCATCCGGGCAAGAGCGTTATGATGTCAGCTATTCACAATCTATGGTGGATCCGTCTTACATCATTAAAACCGGCAAGTTTATCACCTGGCGCATCAGGAAAGGCCGTTCGTATTCAGAACGGCAAAGCATTGCGCTGGCAATGATGATGGTACTTGCGCGGAACTTTGAAGGGTTTCAAGCATCATTCCCTTTCAATATGGTCACTGACAGCGGATTTAGCGGTGAAGATCTGGTTTCCGATCTGCTGGGTTTCTATCGCGCAATATCCAGTAAAAACCTTTTTCCTGCATTGCGGCCTGTCAGTAAGGAAGAGGCGCTCAGGCGCTGGGATCGTTACGGTCCAATAGGTTCCTTCAAAAATGATTCCTTCTTACCTCTTCTTTTTCCAGACCCACAGAAATACCCTAACGCCAGACCGCGTAGAGGCGTTTTACCGGATTTTATGACAACGATCAGGCCGTGGGGTGACTTCCACTCTGGAAAGGTTGGCATTGCTACAGCTGATGGTTCGTACATCGATAGCGCGAAAAAAGGGACATTACCCTATGCGTAAATCACTAAAGGTACTCGTTATAATTATTGTCGTGATTACTGCCGTACTCACGTATGCCTGGCCTTACATAGAAATGGAGTTTACAGGAAGTGCGCACTACACCGAGCAGGATAAGCGGGAGTATAATTTCTATACGCCTGATATTTTAAAAAAAATCCCTCGTATTTCCCCCCGTTATGACTTTGATTTTGCAAATATCACTGGGCCTGCAACACACGTATATGCGGTGAAATTTTATGATACTGAGGATATCCGCAGGATTAATACTTACCTGGCATCAACAGGGTACAAAAGACAGGACGAATGCGATGCAGAATCAGTATGCTGGCGCGGTACTGATCCTCAAGAAATCATATATGTCGGAATGTTGAGAGGTGAAAAAACCGTGATCGTCCAGGTTGTTTATGACTTCACGTAATGACCAAAATCTTCAACTGCAAATACGTTTGTGACATACCTTAGCTCCTTGCTATATCATTTACCCAATGTTTGAGCATGTTCGTAAATGGGGGCAAGAAAGAAGATGGAAAAAATGAAAAAAATACTCATTTATATCGCTACCGTAATCGTTTTCTTTGTGTTTATCCCGGAGTTTTTTCTCCGCATATTGACTTCAGAGCAGCTTGCCAGAGCCAGTGATTTTACGAGCTTAGGAGGTATACTAAATCCTTTCCTTTCATTACTGATTTTTCTGGGGCTTTTTTCCATTATTTTAGCTTTCATCACCGTTGCGGTTGTAGGAAAAATCTACCGCTTAAGGTCTCGATCTGAAAGCAGATAAAGCCGGGATAAAAGGCATGTTGGCCGCGTTAATGCCCCGGAGGCGTACACAATAGTTTGAAGGCGGTGAAGAGGCCGTGAAGTGCAACGGCTTTGCAAAGTGCGTTTGAGGCGTCAGGTGATATCTGGCATTGACTGAATTCGATGTGGTAAAGTTTTGAGCGATACGGTGAGCCATTTAAGGGAATGAGATGGATACAACTGAGCAGCTAAGCGGGACTTACTTCTATGGTGGTTTTACGAACCTTTCTGCCGGAGAGCTATTCTTCTGAATTATGGTCGACGTAACAGCTGAGCATTTCAGTGGGGCGAGAGATATCGTTGCAATAGCGGCTATTTACTCCGGTCAAACCGTTATTGATGTATCAGGTAAGCTAAACGGGGCATGGAAAGGCACCTCTTATGCTTCGGTTTATTCCTAAGCTGTTACGCGATTATCGTCTTCCGTTCAGGTTGCCCACGTGGATACAAAACCCTCAAAACCCTCAAAACCCTCAAAACCCTCAAAACCCTCAAAACCCTCAAAACCCTCAAAACCCTCAAAACCCTCAAAACCCTCAAAACCCTCAAAACCCTTTGCAAATAAAAAGAATAATGACCCATAAGCTGGGAACATTTGTTGGTCGTACAATTCCGGTTCTGGGCTGGGCAATTTTGGCTGCTGATGTAGCTGAGATTAGCTGGAAAGCTGTAGTGAAATATAATCGCATTGCCAATAAGGATGACAGAATATGGTGACAGAGGATATAGAAAAGGCCGTATTTGCACTGGTTGAAGATTATAATGGCAGAAGTCTGTTCACGTTCAGACGTTATAAGCTTGAGCTGGACACCGATCTGAACAACGACTTTCGCATGGATCCTATAGAGGCATATGAATTGCTGGAACGCTATGCTGAAAAGTTTGGTATTGCCCCCGAAACTATTACATTTGCCGAATATTTCCCAGAAGATTTTACCAGGTCACATGATCCGCTGACTATTCGTCTGTTGGTTGAGTCTGCGCGGGCCGGTCACTGGCTGGGTAAATAATTAACGGAAAGCGTAATAACAAGGTGTGAAAAGCGCGCCGTTCTTTTTAGGCAACTCGCCAGCTAAAGCCAACGAAATAGGAATGGTTCGGTTCTTCTTCCCTTTGGTTTTTACAAAGGTAATGCGCTGTCCCGAAATCTGCGATCGCTTCAAGCCTTCCGCTTCGCTCCAGCGCGCACCCGTTGCCAGACACACCTTAACTATCATCAACAGATCTTTCGCTGAACTCGCTTTGCAGGCTTCTAATAAAAGCGTGATTTGTTCAGCGGTCAGGTAAGCCATTTCGCCTTCGTCAACGCGGAAGTGGCGAACGTTTTCGAGAGGATTGGGCAACGTCCATTCACCTAATCTTTTAAGCTCGTTAAAGACGGCAAGAAAGTAAGCCAGCTCCAGATTTAAAGTGCGGGGCGCTACCTTACTTATCCGCCTGGTTTGGGCAAAGTGGCCTTCAAGGCGTTTAGCACGGTAGGAAGTAAAGAGCTGGGCATTAAATTCTGCTGCAAGAGGGTAGCCCATGCATTCACATGCCCAGGTCATAGCGCTTCTGCGCTTATCCCCGTCTTTTAGCGTAATGCCGTGACGGCTGAACCAGAGTTCTATCAGGTCAGTCAGGCGGCGCGTTTCTTTCGCTTCGCCCAACCAGGGACCCGCTTCGATTTTCTCAAGCGTATAGTTTTCAAACGCTAAGGCTTCACCTTTGGCCGCAAACTTCTTGCGGACGCACTTACCTTCTTTTCCGCTGCTACGGTCAATAGTGTAGAAATCAGCGATCCATTGACCGTTGGGAAGCTTCCTGACTGGCATAATTAGCTGTTTAAAATCCTTTGTTTCTGCTGCTGAAATTCCTCATCACTCAAGATGCCTTTCTCTTTTAGCGCGGCAAGGCGTTCAAGCTGTGAGACAACATCAGTTGGGGAGCTGTTTTCTGCGGAGCGCGGCTTTTCATCAAGAGCATTGCGGGTAGCGTTGATAAGGTTGGTGAAGGGGACAACAGTGCCTTTTTGTACATTCTTAATGGTGTAATTTTGTCCGCTTGTGCTGATAGAAATTTCACCAAGCAATACGCCGGTTTTACCTCCGACACTGACGACGTTTTTAAGGTTCACATCAACCTGCTTAACGCCAAATATCATCCCTTTATCCAGGAAGATGATGCGGTAATTAGTTAAAGTAATTAGCCAGGTATTTCCATCCATCATGCCGCTGGCAATGGCTAAAGGCTGCTCCGATGCGTTCAGGATTTTGGGCAGGTGAAAAAATTCTTTCTTTGTTCCGAAAGGGATATCGCCTACAACCTGTGCAAGCCTTTTAAATTCTTCTTTTAATTGTGCTTCAGTTGCTTTTGCGTAGTCTAACATAATCAATCCTTTAGCTAATTTATCGTCAAAGCAACGCGGCCGATTATATTGATTTCATCAAGTGAGCAGTCGAAAAATGCTCCTGTACCAACACCGGACACGCGTACTTTTTTAACAGGAATACGTGTAAGTACTCTCACGCTGGTTTTGTCTTCAATTTCAATCAACCAACTGTTATCGTAAATTTCGCCAAAATCTTTATCGATAATGTACTGCGTAGAACCCTCTACAACATAAACAGGCTCTTTGGGCAAAACTTTTCCAGACAGGAATGCGTTTTTATAAAGCATGAAGTTGCCATCATCAAACAGCTGCCCATCCACGATTTTGTGACGCAGTAAATTTAAAACATCCAGCTCGCCGTCACTGTGCTTAAGCCCCTGGCCAGTTAGACGCGATCGAATGATTGCGGCTTTGTCGCATGCGCAGGATTTACTCGAA